AACCTTGACGTACTTGCCGTCCGTAAAGGAAAGATTGCTCAGGTATATCCTAACTTCTTTCCAGAGGGCGTTGATGCAAACGTAGTAGCAAACTTTATTGACATTGTTGCTCGTGATTTATCTGAAGTTATGGCTCCGCTCCCAGCGGTTAACTGTTCTGCAGCCAATCAAGTATCTGATAGAGCACGTACCTTTGCTGACAAGCGCACTCGTATTGCCTCTAACTACTTTCAACACTCAGACCTAGCAGTACAGATGTACTCAGGCGCTGACTGGTACATTACCTATGGTTTCGTCCCGTTCATTATTGAACTAGACGATGAAGCAAAACTGCCACGTATTCGCATAGAAAATCCTATTGGGGCTTACCCAGAATTTGACCGCTATGGACGCTGTGTGGCATTTGCTAAACGTTACTCTATGACACTTGGTGAATTGGTATCTCAGTTCCCCGAGTATGATAGACAACTTCTTGGTTCAGAAGGATACAAGCAAGACCTTAATGCAGTAATTGAAATGATTCGTTACTACGATAAAGACCAATCTATAATTTATGTACCACGCAGAGAGAACCTAGTTCTTTCTCAGGCTGCTAACCCACTCGGTAAGATGATGGTTGTTGTTGCACGTAAGCCATCCATCGATGGTGAAATGCGTGGACAGTTTGACGACGTGCTTGGTATTCAGTTACTGCGTAACCGATTTGCATTACTTGCAATGGAAGCAGCAGAAAAATCTGTACAAGCACCTATCGTACTTCCACAAGATGTGCAGGAACTACAACTTGGTGGAGATGCGGTTATCCGTACAGCCAACCCAGCAGGTGTTCGCCGTGTAGAACTTACTCTACCACAGGGTGCATTTACTGAACAAACAATCCTTAATCAAGAACTGCGTGTTGGTACACGTTACCCTGAATCACGTACAGGAAATATCAGCGCATCAGTTGTTACTGGTCAAGGCGTACAGGCTCTTATGGGAGCCTTTGATACACAGGTTAAATCAGCACAAGCAATCTTTGCTGCAACACTTCGGGACATTATTCAAATTTGTTTTTGTGTAGATGAAATGATTTACTCAGAAGAAAAAACAATTCGTGGAGTAGATTCGGGTTCACCTTATGAGATTACCTACAAGCCAAGCAAAGACATCAAGGGTGACTATTCTGCTGATGTTCGCTACGGTATGCTTGCTGGTCTTAATCCAGCACAAGGTCTTATCTTTATGCTTCAAGCACTTGGAGGAAAACTCATCAGCCGAGATATGGCTATGAGAGAACTACCATTTACAGTTAACGTAACACAGGAATTAGAAAAGATTGAAATTGAGGATATGCGCGGAGCGCTACTTGGTTCACTTACGGCATATACACAAGCAATTCCACAGATGGCTACTCAAGGCCAGGATGCTTCAGACGTTGTACGTAAGATTGCTGCTGTTATAAAGGCACGCCAAAAGGGACAGGCACTAGAGGATGCAATTGAAGCAACCTTTGCCGTTCAGCAGCAAGCAGTTCCTCCTGTTGGGGCACCACAAGCAGTTGAGCAAATGTCCCCTGCTCCTGCTGGCGTTCCAACAGGAGGCGCTACACTTCCAGAAGTTCAACAAGGACCACCTGATATTATGAGTTTGTTATCTGGTATTACTGGCTCAGGAAAGCCAACAGCAAGCGTTCGTTCAACGCGACGAATATAATTTAAGGTGGGGACATGACAACAATTATTGGTATTGAGTATGACACTGGCTGTGTTATGGTAGCCGATAGTCAAACAACTGATGATAATGGTTTTATCTATAACCATCCTAACGTTAAAAAACTTGAAGACCGTGGTTCATTTATTATAGGTGGTTCTGGAGAAGTACTACCATGCGATATTGCACAACATATTTGGGAACCACCAACAGTTACAAGTAAAGATAAAAAAGATTTGTATCATTTTATGATTGTGAAGGCTATGCCCTCGCTTCGTAAATGTTTAAGTGATAATGGTTACAACTTTGATGAAACTAAAACAGAATCAAGATTTCAATTTTTAATTTCCGTGTGTGGCGAAGTCTTTGACATCGACCACGACTTATCAGTAAGTAAAAATGCAAGCGGAATTTACGCTGTTGGAAGCGGAGCGGCTTATGCACTTGGTGCATTACACGCAGGCGCTGATGCACATGAAGCAATGGAAATTGCATCTAAACTAACAGCATTTACAGCAGGACCTTATATATCAAAAGAGCAATTTAAACATATTAAGTAGGAGGCGCAATGACAACAGCACCAGAAAATCGTGGCGGAATGCGTCCAACGGCACCACAGAATAATCCTGCTAATGTTTCTGGTACGGGCGGAGCGGGACAATCTGGCCGTGTTGCTCAAGGTTATGCTTATGGCATGAACAAGCAAATCAACGAACAAGCCGCTGGCGCACCTCTTGCAAAAGGACCAACATTTAACGCAGGGTCCTCACCTATGAGCGCAATGAGTTCAATGCCACCAGCAACTACAATTACAGCGCCAACCGAACTGCCTGACCAAAGTATTATGGATGGCGCACCGATTGGTGATGGAAATAATTCAATACCTGGGCTTCCTCAACCAGTACCTGGTCCAGACAATACACAATTTAATGCAGCACTTCAGGCATACTATCCAGTCTTATCATACATCGCATCTCGACCAGAGACATCAACAGAAACACGCAACGTACTGTCAGCACTGATGAATGGTATTTAATGAATATCTGGAATCGTTTAGGTGACCTTGCAAAAGGAACCAGAGACTGGGTTGGAGATATCGCACTAGGTGCAGTCTCACTAACTGGTGCTAAATTTGCTTGGGATGTGTTTACAGCACCGATGAATGACGATAAGCAGTTCAATGGTTTCTTTAACACTATTAAAAATGCTGGTGTTAATACAGTAAAAAATATTGCACGCCCTTTTGGTGGGGTTATTGGCGCAACTATTGCTGTTGGAGAGTCTGCTATACGTCAGCCATTAAGTGCTGGCCTTATGTTTGCAGCAGAACCTACACAAGGGTTAGGTAAAGCAATTGAAAACCGTCAAGAAGTTTCTATTGGACAGGCTGCTTCAAATCTACTAGCAAAGTCATCTCCCTTAAGATTACTACCTGATTCATTAACTCCTGCATTATTTGATGATAAGTTTAGTATCTATGATTCACGTCAACGCAAGGCTGCCTTTAAAGATAGCCTATACGGTCGTTATACAAGTGGAACTTTAGATGCCGCAGCACAAATATTTTTAGACCCAACTATTATTCTTGGTAAAGCAACAGCAGCAGTAAAGGTCGCTGATAAAGCATCTGATGCAATCTTTGCTATCAATGAAGTAAAGACAACAGGTTTTGGTGCTACATCTACTTTAAGCAAAAAAGCAGAACGTTATGCTAAACTTGCTGAAGACTTTGCAGCCAATGATTCTGTTTGGGCAATGAATCACCCTTGGGTTAAAGAATCTAATAACCAGGCTACAGTATCTTATCTTCTTGGAACAACAACAACTAAAGAAGAAGCAATTAATACTATGGCTGCACTCCTTGGTGACAAGAGCGCAATCGATGCACTTGATGTTTTAAAACGTCCAGATATTGCAGTTCCAATGCGGATTGCAAATGGTGAAGTAAGCATTAGTGATTTAAAAACTATTCTTAATGAAGAATCAGCCTTGATGGCTGGACAAGATGAAACAATGCTTCCCCTATTGCTTCGTACTCCAGAAGAAATTGCAGCGGACAGAGCATACATTACTGCCTGGGGTCAACATGACAAGTATCTTGCTCAACTAACTGAGACACCATTCCGTGAAGGTATCGGTCGATTCGGTCAGGCTATCGGTCGTGAAGTTGCTACAGCACGTAGCCTTCCATTCCATGCAAAAGAAGTAACAAGTTTTTCACGTTCAGATGTTTACCAGCCAACACCATTCCATACAATGTATTCAAGAATTAGTTGGCTTGAGAATGAACGTCCAAGCGGTATGGTAAACCTTAATGAAGGTGATTCAATCCGTGAAGTAACAGCGGTAGTTAATCGCCTTGTTGCTTTGTCAAAGCCTGGCAATGTTCTTACTCGAGTTTTTGGTGATGCTGGCTTTAGCCGTGATGAGGGCATGAAGGTTATTAATGCTTATGCTGCAGCGGCTTCTCCAGAAGCACGTGCTCAAGTTATTAATAATCTTGAATCTCGTGGATATCAAGTAATTTCCAAAAAGAATGGCATTGATACAGCCACAGCAGAAAAGTTATATAACACACATATCAATCGTCGTACTGGTTTGATGAGAGAATTAAAAGAAGAGGGATACCTCTACGACCACATTGAAAAAAGAATGACAAAGGTTCCTTTGTTTGAATCTCAGACAGCAAACTTTTTGCCTGTTGCAGACTTTGACACAATTGAAAAAGTCATTCGTCGCAATAAGAGCGCAATCTCAGCAATTTCTTTTAAGGCATCTGAACTTGCAGCAGTAACATCTGACATTTGGAAGGCTTCAGTCCTTCTTCGCCTAGGATATCCAATCCGTAACGCAGTTGATTCTCAGTTACGTATCTGGGCAACAGTAGGGGCTATGGCCTCACTGCGTCACCTTGCAGAAGGTGGAAAGAATGTAATGCAGAATGCTACAAGTTCACGCATTGGCAATCGCCTTGTAGATAGATTTGATAGAGTTGGTAAATTAGAACTCTC